GCTTTTCTTTCTGAATCTTTCGACGTTAACGAACTGCCCCAGGGCAATGGCAACTTTGAACCTCTGCCTGCGGGCTGGTACACCGTGACGATTTCGCAAGCCGAATTGAAGCCCACGAAGGCCGGTAATGGCCAGTACATCAAGCTGCGGTACGACGTAACTGGCCCCAGCCACCAAGGGCGCGTCGTGTTTGGAAACCTGAACATCAAGAATGCAAACCCGAAGGCCGAGGAGATTGGCCGCCAGCAGTTGGGCGACATCATGCGCGCCATAGGCTTGGCCAAGGTGACCGACACCGATCAGTTGATTGGTGGCCAGATTGCCATTAAGCTGGAGGTCAAAGAGGACGCGCAGTGGGGTGCAAGCAATGAGGCCAAGGGCTTCAAGTCTGTGTCTGGCAGCGTAGCGCCAGCTGCTGCTGTGCCGCCCTTTGTGAAGCAGGCCGCACCAGCTCCTGCTGCACCTGCCAAGGCCGCACCGCCTTGGGCCAAGAAGTAAGCAAAAAAACGCACGGGCCGGCCAGGATTCCCCAACCCAAAGCCCGTGCAACTCACTTGAAGGAGAACAACATGAAGATTCCCGAGTCAGAGCATACCATACAGGCCTTGATTGACAAGGCGCATGAGGCCAAGAAGGAGCTGCCGCGCCCTCACATGGGGGCCAGTACCCTTGGCCATGTGTGTGATCGGTGGCTGTGGCTGTCATTTCGCTGGGCTGTGCAGCCGAGCTTCCCTGGTCGAATCCTGCGCCTGTTCCGCCGGGGCCACCAAGAGGAAGCCAACATCATTAGCGACTTGCGTGCGATCGGCATGGATGTGCGCAAGGTGTCAAGCCAGCACCGTGTTGACTTTGGCAGCCATGTGTCTGGATCTCTGGATGCCATCATTGATGCTGGCGTGCCTGATGCGCCAAAGACCAAGCATGTGGCCGAGTTCAAGACGCACAGCAAGAAGTCATTTGACGCACTGGTGAAGGATGGCGTCGAGAAGTCGAAGCCCGAGCATTTTGTGCAGATGCAGGTCTACATGGCTGGGACTGGGCTGGATCGTGCGCTGTACTTGGCCGTCTGCAAGGATGATGACCGAATTCACACCGAGCGTGTGAAATTCGACAAGGATGTGGCGCTGTCTGCGATTGAGCGTGGCCAGCGCATTGCTTTGACCGACCGCATGCCTGAGCCGATCAGCTCGGATGCGAGCTGGTATCAGTGCAAGTTCTGTGATGGCCACGACCAGTGCTTTGGGAGCAAGACCACGAAGCAGGTGAACTGCCGAACATGCGCCATGGCTACGCCGTTGTCGGACTCGACCTGGCATTGTGCGAAGTGGGACGACGTTATCCCGCTGGACGCCCAGCGAACGGGCTGCGAAGGCCATGTCCTGCACCCTGATCTGGTGCCATGGCAACGTAAAGATGGGCCTGACGAATTCACTGCGGTTTACGAGATCAATGGCACGACTGTGGCCAATGGAGATCCTGAGATTGAGGGCGTGTTCAGTTCGCGTGAGCTGCTGGCCAATGCCTCCGCATGCGCGGACAAGGGCTGGACGCAACTGCATGATTTGCGCAAGCAGTTTAACGGTAGGGTGGTGGGATGAATAACGAATTGATGTTTTCAAGCAAAACTGAACTTTGGGCAACGCCTCAAAAGTTTTTTGATGCCATATCTGTTTTGTATGGCCCATTCGACATTGATGTATGCGCCGATGCAAGCAACGCAAAATGCCACGTTTATTTTGACAAATCCGCAGATGGTCTGGCGCAAACATGGACTGGCAAGTGCTGGATGAATCCTCCATATGGCCGCGACATCGGCAAATGGATGAAAAAAGCAAGTGAGTCAGATGCCACTGTGGTCTGCCTAGTCCCTGCCCGAACGGACACGAAGTGGTGGCACGATTACGCCATGAAGGGCGAAATTACATTTATCCGCGGTCGGTTGAAGTTTGGAGATGCAAAAAATAGTGCCCCGTTTCCCAGCGCCGTGGTTGTTTTTCGACCAAGACAAAAAGAGGCGCTCAATGCTGCGTGAATACCAACAACGCACCATCGACCAGCTGTATGCCTGGTTCGAGGCCGGTGGAGCTGGCAATCCTTGCCTGGTGCTGCCGACTGGATCTGGCAAAAGCCATATTGTGGCCGCGCTGTGCAAGGATGCCTTGCAGAACTGGCCAGAGACTCGGGTGCTCATGCTTACTCATGTCAAGGAGCTGATCGAGCAGAATGCCGAGAAGATGCGCCAGCATTGGCCTGGTGCACCGCTTGGCATCTACAGCGCCAGCATTGGCCGCAAGGACTTGGGAGAGCCGATCACGTTTGCTGGCATCCAGTCGGTGCGAAGCAAGGCGCGAGAGCTGGGACACATCGACCTGGTGATCATTGACGAATGCCACCTGGTCAACCACAAAGACGAGGGCGGTTATCGCAAGCTGTTAGCCGAACTGAAAGCGATCAACCCTGCGCTGCGCGTCATTGGCTTGACGGCCACGCCGTACCGCTTGGGGCATGGCCTGATAACCGACAAGCCTGCAATGTTTGATGACTTGCTGACGCCTGTGAGCATCGAAGAGCTGGTGTTCAAGGGGTATCTGTCCACGCTGCGCAGCAAGGTGACGCGGGCCAAGCTGGACACGTCGGGCGTGCATAAGCGCGGAGGAGAATTCATCGAATCCGAGCTACAGGCCGCTGTGGACACGGACGACAAGAATCAGGCTGTGGTGCGCGAGGTGGTGGCCCTGGCTGGTGAGCGCAAGGCGTGGCTGTTTTTCTGTGCTGGCGTGAAGCACGCAAACCACGTGGCCGAAGCCCTGCGCCAGCAGGGGGTGCTGGCTGAGTGTGTGACCGGGGACACGCCGAAGAAGGAGCGCGAGCGCATCCTGACCGATTTCAAGGCTGGGCGACTGCGTGCGCTTACCAACGCCAACGTGCTGACCACCGGCTTTGATTACCCTGACATCGACCTGGTGGCCATGCTGCGCCCGACGATGAGCGCCAGTTTGTATGTCCAAATGGCAGGCCGTGGTATGCGCGTGAAGTCGCATACCGACCATTGTTTGGTGCTCGACTTTGCTGGTGTGGTCGAGTCGCATGGCCCGATCACCAATGTGCAGCCGCCGAAGAAGGGTGGCGATGGCAATGGCGAGGCACCAGTAAAGGTTTGCGATTCTTGCGGGGAGCTGGTGCATATATCAGCAATGCTTTGCCCGAGCTGTGGTGCGCCATTCCCAGAGCCGGTGAAGAAGGCGATGGTGTTGCGAAACGATGACATCATGGGGCTGGAAGGCAAGGAGTTGGAAGTAAGCAGTTGGGCCTGGCGTGAACACATTAGCAAGGCCTCTGGCATTCAGATGCTGGCGGTGACGTATTACGGTGGGCTGAGTGATGCGCCGATCACGGAATACTTGCCGATCATGCACGAAGGATATGCTGGCCAGAGGGCGATGGGCTTGCTGCTTAGTATTGCGAACAGCGCCAGCATTGCGCCTGGTGGCCTGAACGTGGCAACGATGGACGAGATGGTGCAGAACATGAACAACGCCACGCCGCCGAAGCTGATCGAGTACCGCAAGGACGGAAAATTTTACAGAGTGATGAAACGGAGCTGGGAATGAGACACGTTGAACCTGAATTTTTAGTGCAGTGGCGCGAGTGGATCAAGGCTGGCCCACCAAAGTGCTGCCACACCTGCGAGATGTACGGCAACGATGGCCTATGCACCGAGTTCTTTATGACACCGCCAGCCGAGTTTGCTGCCGAGGTGGATGCCTGCCCAAAATGGGAGTGCGAATGTCCATTCTGACCGACCGAATACCAACCGAACACGAGGAGCAGCGCGAGCTGGTGCGCTGGTTTCGCCAGACTTGGCCAGGCGTGCGCATCTTTGCCATTCCCAATGGTGGCGCTCGCAGCCATGCCACTGCTGGCCGCTTAAAGGCCGAGGGTGTGAGCAGTGGCGTGCCTGATCTGTTCATTCCTGCTTGGTGTCTTTGGGTGGAGATGAAGCGCAGCAAGGGTGGCAGCCTGAGTGCCGAGCAGAGAGACTGGATTGCATATCTTGAAAGTGTGAGATTCTGTTGTATAGTGGGAAAAGGTGCTGATGATGCCAAGGGCAAACTTCAGGCTTTTTTCAACCAACACAAGGACAATTTATGAACGAGAAAATCAAAGACCGCTACATGACGGTGCGCTTGCCTGCGGACGTGGAAATGTTGCTGCGCAAGCACGCGCAGAAATCCACGCGCACGCTGGCCGCGCAAATTCTGCACTACGTGAAGCTGGGGCTGTCGAGTGAGCCGCAAGCAAAATAAGCGCCGGGCGATTGCCCGACCGAAGTTGTGGAGATCACATCGATCTAGGGTTTATCCCTATAAAATAAGTGTGAGATTGTGGGAGGTTGTGTTATAGTTGATCCATCAACAACGCAATGGAGTGATGATGAACACACGTAAATTTCCCCGCACGCTGAATGAGGCATTCGGCCCGTACACATCCCACGAATTCAATGAACCACGCGAATACTCGCGGGGTTTTGTTGTGGCCTATGCGGTCACAGTGGTTTTGGCCGCACTGGTGATCGGAGCCACACTGTGAGCCACTACAAACCACCCACCATGCAGCCAGCCCGCACAGGCGCCGTTGACGCGCTGAAAATCCCCAGCCTCGATAACGGCCAGCGCACGCCATACAGGCCGCCAGTCGCCATGTGCGTCGGCGTGAATCGTGGCTCCACGGGGCTGGCGACATGAGCGCGACGCACACGCCAGCCCCGTGGACACCCCATCAACAAGGGGATGCGAACTTCTACGTTATCTTGCATGAAAACAAGTGGCTGGCCTCAATCCAGTTCAACGGGGAACAGATGGAAGCCAAGCAAATGGCAAACCTCAATGTCATGGCCGCAGCGCCTGAGTTGCTGGAGGCTTTGACATCAATCGTTGAATTTTGGGATGCGAATGTCCCCGCTGATTACTTGTCGGAACAGCATAAAGCGGCCCGCGCAGCCATTGCCAAAGCTACGGGGGCAGCATCATGACCTGCTGCAACCAAAACTGCAACCAGGGCCGCGACTGCCCGGTGCGCCGCGCTGCCACACCGCTGCCAATCACCATGGCCGAGGACGACGCCCCGCCCATTACGTTGGACTACGTGATGGGCTGGATCATCAACCTACTCGCAGCTATTGGCGCTGTGGCATTTGCGGGCCTGCTGGGGCTGTACTTCAGCGGGTTTTTCCATTGGCTTTTTGAGCGCGCAAGCGCGGGGGGATAGGTGATGACTACATACACAATCACAGAGGCACAGCGCCTCGAAGCAATGGACGCGCTCTATTTGCCATCCATGAAAACCGAAGCAATGCTGCGTCAGAAAGACAGGGCGTATGTGATGCTGCAATCCCTCACCCCAAACAGCGGGGAGGTGGCCGCACCAAGTACCAGCCAGCCGTTGACGCCGCATGAAATTGGAGCATTTGTCGGCACCCACGAATTTGGTCCTGAACAGCTCAAATGGTTCCGCTTTGGCGAAGCCGCCCACGGTATCAAAGGAGGTGAGTGATGCGTCTTATAGCTGAGATTGTCGGTTGGTTCACCATCAGCTTTGCGATCCTTGGAGCTGTTGTTCCGGGCGTTGATTTTAGGTATTGCTTTGCTCCGACAGGGCAGTGCTTCAAAGGAGGTGAGTGATGACTACATACACAATCACAGAGGCACAGCGCCAGCAACTGCTGGATGTGTGTCTGGCTGGCGTATCAACAGCCAACATGCTTGCCACCCGGCTGCTGCAATCGCTTCCCCCACAGGCCGCGCCAAGCACTAGCCCTGCCGTGGTGCGCGTTTGCCCAGACAAAAACAGCGTTTGCGGGTACAACTCGCGGTACTGGTGCAACTCTTGCCCAAAACACACGGATGCCGCACCAAGCACCAGCCCCAAACCAATCTATCAGTACCAGTTAACAAACGGGAATTGGATTGACCAGCCAAAGGATATGTACGACTATATCGCCACACTCGGGCAAGCTACGGTGCGCGAACTATTCACCCACCCCGCACCAAGCAATTACGACCAGCAAGCAATGGAGCTTTGCAATGTGTGCGGCTGGAAAGGCATATTTCCGGGGGAAGATTGTTTGGTTTGTGCAAAGTCCGCACCAAGCTGCGCCACCCCAAAGGCCGCACCAAGCACCAGCCAGCCGTTGACACCGCATGAAATTGGAGCATTTGTCGGAACTCACGAATTTGGGCCTGAACAGCTTAAGTGGTTCCGCCTTGGCGAAGCCGCCCACGGTATCAAAGGAGGTGCGTGATGCACACAACACTAAATAAAATCCGCGCTGCGCACCCATGCGCAGACGGCTGGACAAAGCTGCTTAAAAACTTGGGCAAAACACAGGCCGATGATGAGCGCCTAGACATAGCGACCATTCTGGAGAGCAACGAGCTTGACGACGCGCTGTGGTGCTTAAAAACGGTAGTTGGTAGAGACAAAGAGTTGCGGCTTTATGCTGTTGAGTGCGCAAGGAGCATACAGTACCTAATGACCGACGCGCGCAGTATCGACGCAGTAAATGTCGCTGAACGTTTTGCAAATGGACAAGCTACGGAAGGTGAGTTAAGTGCTGCGAGGAATGCTGCGTGGGCTGCTGCGTGGGATGCTGCGTGGGCTGCTGCGTGGGCCACATCGTTGTATTCGCCTGGGGCGGCGGCGAGGAATGCTGCGTGGGCTGCTGCGTGGGATGCTGCGAGGGATGCTGCGAGGGAACAACAAGCAATGTATTTGTTGTTAGTCTGTGAGCGCATCAAAGGAGGTGAGTGATGTCCCGACTACTTTTTGCCGCAGCGGTTACGACAAGCTGTACATGGCATCACAAATGCTTGAGTACGGTCAGCAATGCCGTGAAGCCGCCCTGCTCGACGCTATGAACGCCACCCGCGCATTTGGCAAGACAGGCGAAGTGATCGCTGTGATTATTGCAGCACTGAAGGAGAAGAAAGAATGACCAATTTAATCCGACTCCCCGCAAGCACAACAATGACGGCACAGCAGGCTCTGGAGTCCGCGCTGGTTGACGCAGAGACAGACCACCTTAAAGACGTGCTGATCTGCGGATACACCGAAGGTGGCGTCCTATACATCCGCTCGTCCCGGCTGACGTGTTCTGAGGCTTTTTTCTTGTCGAGCAAAGCAGCGCAGTGGGCGCAGAGGTGGAGCGGTTGACCAAAGTATGCAACCAGTTCTGTACGGTGGAGCCGAGAAAGAACTGCGAACGCTGTGGCGCTGAACTTATGAGCGACATGACAACTATCTGCTACCAATGCAACAAGGATTAACCATGACTGACTTTATCCCCGTCCCCCGCGAGACTTTGCAGGCTGCGGCAAACCAACTTAAAGACCCTATGCAATTTACATGGCGAGACAGGGACGCATTGCACAAATCGCTCCGCGCCCTCCTATCCGCCCCACCCAAACCAACATGTGAGCACAACTACTTAGTCAGCGCATCTTACGGCGGCAAGCTGTGCTCTAAATGTGGCAAACCGGAGAAACACAAATGATGGAAAGAGCACTTGAGATTGCTTGCAAGCATTACAACCGAGCGATTGATCTTGCAGAAGCTATTGAGAATCTTGAGGAAATCATCGAACTGTTTTGTATTGATGCGGTTGAATCCGTACAAGCACAACCGGAGGCAGTGCGTGATGCGCTGAAACAAGAGTGACCACCTACCAAGCAGGCCCCGAGGGCGGCGAGTTCATCTACCCGCACATCGACAAGCGCTGGCCTGAGCCGGGGGCTAAGGTGTCCCTGCTCACAAAGGGCGGCATCCATACCACCGGCCCGTGGGACGCATCGTTCTGCGTCGCATGGCTACCATTACCGAAACGCAACAAGGACAAAGAAATGAATTGCGCCATCGAAGCCAATAGCAAAGGAGGCGTCTGATGAAAAAAGAAACCATCTT